CTTCCTTCCAGTTACGGCGGATGGCAAGAACCTCATTAGACCCGCGCAGCATCGTCACAACGTACGGTAGCCCGATACCCGTCTTCTTGCCGTCGTCATCAACATCTTCAAATCCCGGCAAATCAAGGTCGGCATGGCACTCGTACAACTCGTAGCGGTCATCGTAGTTAGCAGAAAAACCCGTCTCTTCATCTTTACGCTGGGTAATGTCGTCTTTAAATTTGGGCGGGTCGCTAAGTTCTATGTCCCTATAAAACCCCGCTGCCTGTAGCTTGAGGATGTCATTCTTCGTCTTACGCATACGGTGCGTCACGCGCGGGCAGGTGCTCAATTCCGTCGTGCCGTACGGCAGGATGATGTCTTCAGCGGGTACAAACAAAGATACTTGGCGCTCTAAGCTGGGGTCAAAATACACCTTCTTAAAAGCCGAACCTGTAGCCGGTAGGCTCCACAACATGCGCTCGTGCTCGGGGCGAAACTCAGTCATTCGCTCTGTCAGTTGGTAATTCATATCCTCTTCAACACGCTGCGCGGCTTCTTCTTTCTCGCGTGTTTGCTTGCCAATAATCTGTGTCTTCACAGGGCCTTTAGCTGGAAAGGTCTCCATAATAGTTTCAGACTGAAAGCGAACTACCGCTTCCGTAATCATCGGATGAAACACACCACAAGCTCCGGGCCACGGCTCCGTGCGTTCCTCATACTTCAAACCAAGCAGCGTGATGCCTTCCTTGTAAGCATCTTCCCAATCCTTGCGTGCCCCGAGGTCGTTGGTAATGTCCGAGGACAAGTCACTAGCCAATGACTGCAAAGCGCCTTCCTCAAGCTCTTCGGCGAGGTTTGCATAGAAGTCGTCCGAGCTTTCCTCACCGGGGACAATTGTAATTTCCATATCACCTACACCAATCGTGACTTCTTCCGGGTCTACGATTTCAATCTCAATCGGCTCAAGCTCCATCTCTTCGGCTTCCGCTTCTAGACCCGGCGGGGCTTGATACAAACTTTTATCAACGGCCATTTTCTTTCCTTATTTTCCTAGTAGTAAGCGGCTCTTCGTGCGGCACGATACATGTGCCTGTCATCTTTCTCGTCGCTATCGAGCGAAATAAACCCGCCCTGCCTGTAACGCAGGAGTGCCTGCGTTGTTGTATCTACATAGTCGTCGTGCTCACCAACGGGGAAAGACGCGACTTCTTCAATAACTTCTCTAGCCCACCGAGTATCCGGCGCCCACACTTTACCAGATGCAAACAAATCAGAAACGGCATTTACCCGTGCAATCTTATCGTTGCCTCTGGATGGTGTAAATTCCTGAACAGGTATACCCATGCGCCTAAGCTCTTGAATCAACGGCGCTCCTGCTGCTTTCTTTTCAATTATGAATGCGTCGGGTTTCCACTCTTTGTAGTGCTTTAGTGCAACCTCTTTCAGTTCTGGAAACGGCATGCGGTCCTTAAAGGCATCAAGGAGTATTAAGTTGGGGCTATTACCGTCCTCCTCGTTATACCACACACCCCACGTAGTGCAGGCGCTGTAGTCGGACGTTGACTTGGTGTCGTGCGCCGTATCCCATGACTGAATAACATACTCACACTGCGGCGGGTCGTCTTCAAGCCAAATCTTCCAAGACTTTCTAGATATAAACGACGCGCTGTCCGCCGTAGGCTGCTGCATATACTGCGCATTCCAGAAGCGGGGGTCCATGTTTGCGCGCTTGGACTTAAGAGCTTCTAGGCTCCACTGCTCAGGCCAGAGACTTTTTTCTTTTTCAGTATCCTGATTAAGGATGGCTGGCAGCTCTACTATTTCCCATTGGTCTGCGTCGGGATTCTTTATTTGAAAATCAATCAGTTTGCCTGTCAGGTCAAGCAAAGACCATCGAGTCATGATGACCACAATGGCACCGCCCGGCATCAGACGCTGTAACGGGCCGGTTTGGAACCACGACCACGCATTTTCAAACGTAGCTTTACTGTTTGCTTTTATGTCCTGCTCAGAATGGGGGTCGTCAATAACAAACAAATCAGCGCCGCGACCAGCAAGCGCGCCACCCACACCAACAGCGTAATACTGGCCGCCTTTAGACGTGCTCCATTTACCGGCGGCTTTTTGGTCGGCAGCGACGGTTGTATTGGGAAAGATGTGCTTGTACTCGTCACTATCAATCAAATTACGTATACGCCGACCAAAATCCTCAGACAATGATGCGGTGTGGGTACCCATGATAATCTTCTTCTCAGGAAAATTACCCAAAAAGAACGCGGGGAAAAGATAGGAAGAGAACTCAGACTTACCCATACGGGGTGCGATGTTGATAATTACTCGCTTTTTCTTTCCTGCAATTACATCGCCAAATATTTTAGCCAGCTTGCGATGATGAGACCCCTCCTTAAACCCGGGGTAAATATTGTGTGCAAAGTTCAACAGGTTAGTTTGGGTCTGATTTAGTTTAAATCTGCGTTCTTTCTCCTCCAAGTCCTCAAGAAGCTCCGCCTTTTCAGTAGGGGACATCAGGGGGAGGGCCGCCTGTATGGCCGTTAGTTCTGCGGGGGATAGGAAATTCACTCCGCCTCTCCGTCTTCAATGGGTTTTTCTTCTTTTGGCGTGATGTCAATCACATCCCCCAGCCCGTACTTGGCTAATTTCTCTTTAATACGCTGGTCTAGTTCTTCGTCCTTCAATTCTGTCTTCTTGACTTCCACTCTTTCTGTAAACAAAGCCACCTCTGTCACCTTCCCCAGTAGTTCCAGCGCCTTCAGGCGCACTTTTGCATCGGGGTGCTGGGTTTCCTCAAGAAGTTGGGCTACTGTATAGCCACGAATCTCTTTGGCCTGCTCTACAAACTGCCAATCAAAGGCGGTAAGCATGGCAACATGCTTCTGTACGGCGGCGGGGGTCTTCAGATTGAGGATTTTCTGCTTCTGTTGAGCCGGGGGCAGCGTCAATACACTACTAAAAGCGTCTCTTGCGGCCTTCTCGTCTGCCTTTGTGGCGATTTCTTCTTCGTCTACACACCCCAAACTCTTCAACCAGTCCGTTGTTGCTGCTTGAGCATCAATCACTTCGTTTGGGGTGGCCTTATCAATGGGCGTAAACGGCACATCGCCCGCAATAATTGCGGGTGTGTAGGAGTCCTGCTTTAGCAGGTGGTCAAAAAATTTCATCTGTTGGTGCAACGCGCTTGATAAGCGATAGTTTTTAGTGTATTGTGTTTTTGTGTCTAGCGCAAGCAGGCACTTTACTCTCCTAACTTCGCATCTCCCTGTGCAGCCCCGGATATTTCCGGGGTATTTTTTTGTTCGTTGTAGTGGTGTATGCGGTGGCAGTTGGCGCAAAGCACAATACACTTTTCTTTTACTTCTTTGTATGCAGCGGTAAAGCGTTTGTTTTTTATCAATGTGTTTACGTGCTGTTTGTGTGGGTCGTGCCGGTTGGTGTGGTGAAAATCTATGATGGCTGGGTGTGCGGCGCCGCAGTGGGCGCAAGCTAGGGTGCATTTGAAGTCGTGCCATTCTTTTTTTAGTCTGTCATTGTTGGCGCGAACGCGGGCTATGTAGGAGGCAGAGTTTTTTTCATAGCACTTCTTGCCGCGTTTCTGGTAGTCACCTTTGGGCATATGTATAAGATTTGACAAAGACGTGCAGAATTTTATAGTAGTGGCGGGGGGTTGTGTTAGTGCTTTGTTTGACTGTGATTTGACAAACTGCTTTGTGCGGGTGAGGAATAGTGTTACGGGCCGACGCCCAGCCTCGCCGCACAATGGGGTGATGCCCCTCCGGTGGGGTCGAGCCGCCAAGGTTCAAGCCCCCATCTGTGCTATACTATTTGTGCCGGAAAGCCCCGCAGTTGCTGGGTTTTGCCGGTATGTCATCAACCTATCGGGTCAGAGACCCCATGAAAGGAAACACCATGTCAGCAAAAAACGTTGTCGCAATCGCACCCAAGGCTAAGGCCGCTTTCGTCACTGCGGTGCGCGTCTTCCATGCGGAAAAACAGAAAATCCGCAAGGCCGAAGAATCCGCACGCGCCGCTTTGGTCAAGGCCTTGAAGGGTGCTACCGCGCAGGACGTCGTTCTCACTGTCGCGGAGGTTGCGGGTTGTGCCGTCAAGAAGTCCACGTCCGCCAAGGCGAACACGCCTTGGGTTCTGGATAACGGTGACGCCAACTATGAAAACGCCAAAACCCTGAGCCGCGACGTTCGTCTCGCGCTCGCGGGCAAGGCTACCCGCAGCCAAACCCAAGCGGCCAAGAAAGCCGCGAACACCGTTGTAACGCCTGAGAAGGTCTTCGAGGCCTATCGGGAACTGGACTCGAAGGGTCGTGCCGCGTTCCGCAAGTTGGCGAAGTTGGCTGTCGCCAAGTAATTTTTACAGTTGTCTGACGGGCCGCGCGGAGGGGGAACCTTCTGCGCGGTTTTCTTTTGTGTCAAGTATGGGGTCAGGTGACCCCTTGTCTGGAGGATGTTATGGAAAAGGACGCTCTCATCAAGTTGCTGTTGGAAGTTTTTCACCAGAGTCAGTTTGGGCGGAGGTTGCCCGACAATCTGCGAGAGGAGGTTCGCGCTGCGCTGTTCAGCATCCGTGTCTTTGGCGTTAAGTAGGCCGAAACCCCCGTGAGGGGGTCTACACGTTATGCGTGTACTGACGAGGCCCGTCAGAATCTTTGGGGTCAGATGACCCCTTCTTTGAAAGGAACCAAAATGAAACTGCTTGAACTCCTGAAGTCTGGCGCGCCGTTCCACAAGCAACCCTCAGCCACCAAGAAAGGGCCGGGGCGTTTCCACAAGAACGGCCACAAGAAGGCAAAGTAAGTTATGAGTACGCCCTATTTTGTCCTTGGTTTTCTCGCCGTGGTCATCGGGTATATCGGACTGCTGCACGTCCTCAACGATGACCTCCTGTTAGGCTTCCTGTGCTTTGTTTCGGCCTACACCATCTCGTTTTTTAACCTCAAGAACTACATCAAGGAGGTAACAAAGTGAAAACCCTCAACAAGCAGATGCACAACGCTCTGCGACCCATCAAGCAAGACCTGCGTCAACCGCCCAAGCGCAACATCATAGCCAGAGTCCGCGAAGCAGAAGCGGACGAGTGGATTGGCTTTCTCGGGCGTAACACCGACATCACCCCCCTGCGTCTGAAGAAGTAAGGGGTCAGGTGACCCCAAGCCAAAGGGCGGGGCTTGGTACCGCCCACAAGGAGATACACATGAAGAAAGAATCTTGGGATAAATTCAACCGATTCCACGGAAGCGAAAACTTCTACGGGTGCGTAGACCCTGATGGTATGTGGTTCGACTCTGCCGAGTCATTTGAAGCCGCCTTGCATTGGTGCTGTATGAGCGCCGGTGAGTATGAACTCGACACCGTGGAAGAACTGCGGTGGATGGCAGACGAGGGGCTGAAGCGTGGCTACTCAATCATCCATAGCACCATGCTCCGCAAGATGTATGAGGCTGGGCTTATCAACTAACGGGTCATCTGACCCCATTCAAGGAGAACTAAACCATGCGCACCATCACCATCGACATCGCATCCGAGGACTACCAAGACCTCATCGAAAACACCGACAGCATCGACCTCACCGAAGCGATTGGGTACTTCGTCACATGGGGCATCAGGGCAGCACGTTACGACACCGTCCGCATCTTCATGGACTGGCACAGCAAGACCGACCTCATCGCCATCTACAGCGACAGCGAGAACCCCGACGACAAGTTCACCATGGGCGCAGTCTGGCGCGGGGACGACGGCAAGTTCACCTTCCACTCATAAAAGTAAGCCCTCTATAACATAACTGTAACAATTGCTCAACTTTTGAACGATTTTGGAGACTTACACCAATAAGTACTATGTTGAACCGATTCAGAGACAGCGGAAACCTAGTAACCACGGGACTTCGTCTATTCTGCGGACATATCTCTATAATAATAATAATAGTAGTAGTAGTAGTAGTGTATAAATATATGTATATATGTATGTCCGTCCATGTTTGTTTGTCTGGGTTTTTCCGTCTTTGTCTGTTCTTGCCGGACGGTTTCATGTTTAGGTAAGACCGAGACCCCTTCAAACCCGCGCCGTTACTGGCTATCCGCTGTCTCTGCTTTGGAACTACATCGTACAAATTAAGACCCACTCAGTAAATGTGACTCCCTAAACCGCCCATGTGATATGCTACGCAAAGGGGGCAGATGACCCCAAAACAATCCCGTGAACAAAGGAGTTACAGTGAACGAGACTAACCTTTCTGTAGTACCTGAGACAAAATTCTACAAGTGGGAAGAGCAAGGCACCCTCAGAACCCCTCAAGTGAGAACACTTTTAGCGGTGCGAATCCACGCAGCAGACGGCGCGTCGAGAGAGGCTTATGTCAAAGTACGGGAGGCTTTTGACACCCTATGGCGCAAGAAAGGCTTCGACACCTTCCCCACGAAGAAACTAAAAGCCATGCTCATCGCTGCTGCGCGAGACGTAGGGTGGGTAGTGAGACCGATAGACCGCCGCCCCAACAAACCCAAGCAACCCGCCGACCCCAACCTTCGCACGTGCCCTACCTGCCGCGAGACTAAACCGAAGGAGCAGTTCATCCGCAAGGTATCCCCCGGCAAGATACGCCAGTTCAAACTGCGGGAGGACAGCACGCGCACTACCGTGTACGAGCAATGCAACTACTGCGCTAGTCCCAAGCGAAAGTCCCTCACACCCAAGCGCACCACGCCGAGCGTAGCCAAGTTACGTAAGCAAATCACACACAAACTAATGTTGACTCGCCGCCTGTATGCCTGCGAGTTTAGAGAATTAAAAATAAAACTGTTGGAGGAGTGTCGGTGGCGTCTTAAAGATTATTTAGCCCGTGGCGTGAGAGCGCCCGATGAGTGGTACATGTTGTTAACCAAAGAGGAGGACTACAACTTAGAAGCAGCGTATCTACGAGCAGTATTCCCCCGGCGCAAGCCGGACGTGTTTTGATTTTTTAACGGGGTCAGGTGACCCCATAGAGGAGGTGTGTGATGAGTAAAAACTACACAGTAAAGATGTATGGCAAAGTAACAAAGACGTTCAATCTACAAGCCGACAACATGGATGACGCCATTGATAAGGTGTGGGACTTGTTCACTCTGGAGGTGAGTGACAACGAGAAGTACGAGCAGGAACTTGTTAGTTGCGAGGAGGAACTTGATTATGAAGATGAATGAGTCGAAGGAGAGAAGTCTGCCGCCCATCGCCCCCGATGAACCCCCTCACCCCAACGAGGTGACCGCTATGATTCGTGAAGAAAGGCACAAGCAACAGCGCATAGTGGAGAACAACCAGACGTACGCAGAAGTAAAACTACGCAGCAGAGATGTACGCATGCTGCATGCATGGGATGACTTTCTAGACAGGCTGTGCAACAGCCGAAAGGAGAAGTGAGATGAGATGGAGTTACGGAGTAGCAGAGATTGTTTTGGAGGACGGGACTGTTGATTGTTACAAGTCCGTCGAGATTGTGTACGACGATGACGGGGAGCCGCGCAGTTGGTGCTTCGACATTGGTCTGGTTGGGGACACGGTAGAAGAATTGGCTAGGTGGTTTGCGCAAGCCGCAGAAGATGCACGGGACAACGACGGCAAACCCCATGTCCGAGTTTACTTTGATGCGGTGACTGCGCGTGACGAGTACCCTGACGGGTTGGACTACATGGATGGGGAGTTTTTGATTGGTAAGCAGGAGATGGTGTCAGATGACCCGAAAGGAGAAGTGAGATGAGTAAGAGATTCTTTACAGAGTACCGGCACAAGGACTACCGCACCCCGCGCTCAACCAGAGAAGCCTACGGGTGGGATGCCCCGCTGTTTGTTGAAGAAGAACCCGTAGAAGCAGGTGTTGTTGCAGGCGTAGTTGTGATAGGCTTGACGTTCATCGCAGCCGCGCTGTTTGTCTGGGTCATCTGACCCGTTTCTGGACGCCACGTCCACTTGTTTGTTGTTTAATTTTGGGGCGCAGCCCCGTTTAAGGAGGTAACCATGGCTTCATATGCAGACCCAAACACCCCGTTCCTGTCCAACGCGCAGATGGTCAGCGCAATCAAGGCAGTTGGGGACAAGCGCACCATCATCATCCAAGGCGAGAACGGTATCGGCAAGACCGCCATCTGGCATGCACTACGTGCAGACCCTGCGTATAGTGGGTATTTCTTTTCGACCCCTATCGTAGCGCCTGAGTTGTCGGATGGTAGCGTGTGGATGCCCGACCTTGACCGTGAGAACGGTGTCTCCCGTGAGTTGCCCAACGAGCGGTTCGGTGTGAGCAAGCACAACCAGTACGGCATGCCCAACAGCAAGCCCGTCGTCATCTTCATTGACGAGCTAGATAAGGCACCCAACCGTACGCAGCAGTATCTTTCTCCCATCATCTATGACCGCACGATTGGGCCGTTCAAACTACCCGAGGGCAGCATCGTCATCGCCGCTACCAACCTTGGCATCGAGGGTCTTGGTGATTCGACGAAACCTCACATGCGCAGCCGCCGTGTCGAGATGTACATGCGCAAACCCACGGCAG